CTATAATCTGGTCAATTGACGCCGTCAGCTCTGTGGAATCGTCTTCCAAGAAGTTCTGAATGTTTGCGACTAAAGTTGTGTAATTCATTTAGTTACCCCATGTCCCTTCGCCCCAATCGCCAGAACCCCAGAAAGTTTCATCTATAGATATGCTTTCGTTTCCTACGGCTCCCGTACCAGCCACGCCAGCTTCTGCGATTGTTAGCTCTAATGCTTCGGCGCCAACTGCACCCGTGCCAGCTACTCCAGCTTCATCGATAGATAGGCTCAAGGCTTCTACGCCGACTGCGCCCGTTCCAGATACACCAGACACGCCCTTAAGGCCAATAACCGATACGTCAGCAGTTGCGCCTGTACCAGCCACACCAGCTTCATCAATTGACATTTCTAGTGTCTCAGTGCCAATCGCGCCCGTGCCGCCTGTGCCTGATGGGCTTAGTACACTATTAGTTTCAATAACCACACTGCCAACATTAGCAATGGCGGGTACACCAACTGGCGGCAGCAATCTTGGATCTATTGTCCAGTCTTGTGTAAAACCAATAAAGACAACTACGTTTTCTGGATCGTTGTCTGGACGCCCATTAAAGAGTGCAGTCGCGTCCACAACATTCTTTGCAGGCGTGAGCTGCGGTTGTTTCGGCTCCCAATCTTCTGGCGATACGCGCAAGCCATCCCAAGTGGTCTTGAGCTGCGTGTACCGAACGCGCATCCCAGATCGATCACTGATCGCGTAGGATTTTTTTCCTTTTGCGTATTTCGCCATTAAGATAAGTTCAGCGCGGTTGGCTGAATCCTCAAGCTCACACCATCGTTGTCGGTAGAAGCTGCAAAGTTAAATGCGCGTTCGTACATCTCATTTAGCAATGTGAACTTTTCATTCGCAAATTTTAACGAAAGTTTACTTGCCAACCCAGCGCAGATGCATTCATTCCATCGATATGGAATGTCAGCGTCTTGGTTGGATTCTGTAATATCCTCAAGCTGATTAATCGCCCAGTAAATTATGCTATATGTAGATGTGTTGGGAACTTGCCAAAGATACAGGACCGGCGTGATTTGCTTGTCGAGCATATACTGGCTTGGCTTACCGGGAGAGGTTTTGTTTGGCAGTTGGTTGTAGTCAGCAATAGATATGCGATTAATAACCTGATCAGAATTATTTGTCCCAGAGCTGTCGCGTATAACCGCGTCTAGAATGTCAATTGTGCCTGCGGGTAGCGTGTAGGGGGTTGTCTGGCCGTCTACCAACGTCAAAGTGTTCTGTGACAGCGCCCAGTAGTTAATACCCCTGTTTGCCCACTCAGAGAAGAGGAGGTTAAGGCTACGTCGCGCTGACACAGCCCTATCACCTGTCTGTACCTGTGGGTCAACTCCGCAACGCTCAAATGCTTCAGTAATAATTTCCTCAACATCTGGCTTAAACGCTACGGTTCCTGAAGTTGCCATTGATTTCCCCTATGCGAAAAACACGTTCATTAATACAACGGTGGCGACTGTATATTTAACAGACAAACCAGACTTAAACAGCATACCTTCGTCTGGGATGGTATTGTCCACGGTTGAATTATCTGTGCCGATTGTTTGTGCCTTGAATATGGTAGTGCCACTGTCTGGCGTACCATTAAAGAAATCAACCAGCCCTGCCGTTCCAGCAGACACAATTGAGTAGCCTTTCAAGCGAGTGCGACCACCACCAGCTACAGGACTTGCACATAGTGAGCCTGACCCGACTGTGATGTTTGCAGCATATTGGGCAGAGCATTCCACTGCGCTAACAGTTAAGAATAATTTTGCCCCTGCAACGGCTTCGGCAGATCCTGTGGATGTTATGACTTCTGTCATAGCGTCACCGAAAACATCTGTCCCAGTAATGGTGCAAGTTTTTTCGTTGTCTCCCGTGCCTGTAGTTGTAACAGTTACGTTTCGAGCCCCACCACCTAAGAAGGTAGTTGTCGCCATTGTTGCTGATGTATTTGGCCGCGCTGCTGTAACCAACCGATCTGGGTCGGCTGCATTTTCGTCGGCTATAAATTTGACTTGTACGTCTGTTTGTACGCCCATATTAATCTCCTATGGTTATAGGTGGGGCGTTAACCCCACCAGATCAATTACGCAATTTGAACGTACTCAATGATGAACGTAAACGATCCGTCGGTTGTAGAGTTTACAGTATTTGTAACATTACAATAGATGGTTCGTTCCGCAGAAGCATACTGAGCAGAGATAGGGGCCGTGGCGGCGTTTTGAGTAGTAGCAACCAAGGTAGTAGTTGTTACGTTTCCAACGACAACTGTTGTACCGCCATCTAGGATCTCATCTGCGATAGCCGCAACAATTTGCGCTCCAGAGGAAGACGTTCCAACTTCATAGCCAATATCACCTGTTCCGATAACAGGAGCTACAGCACAAAAGATTTTAATGTTTGTGATGATTGTATTTGCTGGCTGAGTAAACTCACCAATCGCGGGGCTGTCGCCTGCGGTTGAGTTAACAGTAACGCCTGTGGCGAAACCAACGTGCTTTACATATTTGTCGGTGACAATACCTGTGGATGCAATAGTTGCAATATCTGTATAAGCACCAGTCGTTGCATTTTTGGAAACAACTTGGAAGCCGTTTTCGGAACGTACTGGTCCTGTGAATGTTGTGTTAGCCATGTGATTCTCCTGTCGGGGCTAGTGTCAGACGCATCATGCGGCTGTCAGGGATATCGGCACAGTACAACAGGTCAGTTTAAAAAGAAAGAGGCGATCCGAAGACCGCCCCTGCTTGGTTATGCTGCTTGCTTTTGTTGCTGGTGCTCCTCAATTTCTTCGAGCTTGCCAAGAACTTCCCACCAAGCATATGAGCAGTGGCCTTCGATTATGCCAAGATCGGCATAGTCAATGTCGTCTTCGTAATCGATCCAGTACATATTATCTCCATAGCCAGTGCGCTCAATGCTAATCTCCATGCCCATCTTCTTGGCTAGGCGCTGGGCTTTGCCACGGTCACTGTCTGCACCACACGCTACACGCTTTGGCTTTATGGCCTCGCTGGGTGTAGTGATCGCGCCCATTGATGTAAGCTCATAGACTTCGGCAACACGCGCACGGCGTTTGATCTTTTTGTCTTTGATGCTGACCACATCACCAACAATCCCACATACATAGCGGCGCCCTTGCACAAGCTGCCAATGCCAGCCAGCAACGATTAAGAATACACGATCAGCAGTGCGCTCTTTCACAGTGCCTTTTAGCCAGCCAGCCAGCGTCACGCCTTTGCTACGGCCAAGCGTCAAGCCAAAAGTTGTGCGCTTGCTTTCGATGCCACAAAGATCAAGAGATCTTTTAACCTCCCATGTGCTTGAGCCCTTAATGGACTTACGTCCACCAACATGACGAATCAGTCGAGCTGCCTCACCAGTGGTCATGCCAGTGATGGCGCTGATTACTGACGGGCCGCAGTAGCGGTTTCTGTCAGCTTTGGTTGTGCCGTGATTGATTGGCTTGATTTTAAGTGGCATCATGCTTCTCCCTTCACTAAGGCATACTGAATAGTAAGACCCTTCTTGAGCATAGCTTCAGCCTCGCCCTTGTCGTTGTGCTGTAGCTTCTCAAGAGCCCAAGCAACCCAACTGGTAGCCTGTCGAGCTAAGAGTTCTGGCTTGGCCTCTACGTCAGGCTCTGGGGCCAGCCCAGCAGACTTAGATCCAAAGTTGTGAAGGTTTAGCCAGTCCAGCAGCTCTTGCTTTGAGGTTGGCACTTCAACCTCGCGCCAATCTCTAGGTGAATTGCGCCGCGCGTCTGCCTGTGTTCCAAACCACTGGCCCTTGCTGTTTTGGTAAAGTCTCATTTGTCTTCCTTTCTAAAAAACGAATCACTTACATACACAGTATAGCATACTGTATAAAGTAGTGCAAACAGGTTTATTTTGTAAGTTCTTGTAACCAAATAAAAAAGCGGCCCTAAGACCGCTTTTTGATGGGTTGTAGATGGCAGTCTTATAGACCCCAGTTGTCAGCACATATCGGGCCAATTCCACGGTCAATGCTTTCTTTTTTAGTCAGCTCACGGCCACAGCAAGCACATACACCCGTTGTACGGCCATAAGCGACTGCTGATGATAAAGGGTCAGCAGAAAGAATTTGCAGTGCCTTAGTAACACTATCAGGCGCTGTACGAGCCTTGTGAAATTCACCGCCGATTACTTTGCCAAAATAATCGTCTTCAAATGATG